AGTTACTCTACATTTGGATGGTGATGTGCCATGGACAATCTATATTGAAAACTCTAAAGGTGAACCTCAATCAGTAATGCTGGGTCCTGGTGATGCTATGATATATCTTGGATGTATCGCACCACATTGGAGAGATCGTTTCTTTGGCAAGGAATATATTCAGTCATTCTTGCATTATGTTAGAAGCGATGGTTGCATGTTAGATAATTATTTTGATAAGATGAGAGATATGAATGTAGATTCCATAGGACTTAAAGAAACTCTTATTCAAGAATACGATGCCTTACGATGAACGCTATCCTCTAAAGGATTATTTGAACACAATTAATCAGACTAAGAAAAATCTCATGGAGGATGATGATCCTGCGTGGGAAAAGAACTATCCTTCTTATATCATAAACAAGTGCATGTCTCAACACATGGACACAATCATGATTGCAAATGAGATGAATCAGTATCAGCATCTCGACAAGAAATTGCAATACGATTTCTTTATAAATATCGTGAGACCCCGTAAGAGATTTTCTCCCTGGGGTAAGAAACAAAAGGTTGATGATCTTGAACTTGTAAAGCAATACTATGGATACTCCAATGAAAAAGCAAAGCAAGCACTTAGGATACTTACACCTACACAACTCGATGTCATTAGAACCAAATTGAATAAAGGGGGTAAGAAATGAATGAAGTTAAGGAGGTCCATTGGACTAAAGATGATATGATTGAAGTGAGTCTGAAAGAACCAGACGACTTTCTCAAAGTGCGTGAAACCCTTACCCGTATCGGTGTGGCATCACGAAAAGAGAAAAAGTTATATCAGTCTTGCCATATTCTTCACAAGAAAGGTCAGTATTACATTGTACACTTCAAAGAGTTATTTGCGCTTGATGGAAAGAAAGCAAATCTTTCTGAGAACGATGTTCAGCGTAGGAATAGAATCATCAAACTATTGTCTGACTGGGGTCTTGTAGAAATTGTAAACGAAACTCTGATCAAAGAGGCAGCGCCACTTAGTCAGATCAAAGTCATCGCATATAAAGAAAAGGGTGATTGGACTCTTGAGTCTAAGTATAATATTGGAAAGAAAAGGCAAGTTTCAGAATCATAAATAGAGCTGCCATGCTTTGTTGATATATGCCAGAAGAAGTAAAAAAGAAAGAAGAACCTAAAAAGAAAGGTATTCTCAGTAAACTCAAAGAGGCATCTGAAGACAAAGAAGAACAGTTGGCAATTCTGTCTACATTTGTAAGACTGGGAATCTTAGTATGGTCTGGTGGTATTCTCACCTTAGCGTATGTAGATTTGCCCAAGGCACTTCAGTTCCCTGAACAAGATCTCGATCCGACATTCATAGCCTCGGTCTTTACTGGGGTTTTAGCTACGTTCGGAGTCCAAACTGCGAAAGGTAAGAATGGTAATGGTAATGGTGGCGGAGGGATCAGTAAAGAAGATATGGAGAGATTGATTGCTGCAGCAAAAGAAACTGCACCTGCTCAAACAATTAGAATTGAACAGGCACCAATCAAAATTTCTACAGATGACACTTACAAATTATAACCATGCAAAAAATTATTAACGTACTCGCAGTGCTCTCCTTCGTCGGTGTTTCAGGCATCGTCGGCGGTGGAGCATATGTTTATTTCCAAAGAGATGCACTGATTGAATCCGCTAAGGAGAAGATCACTGCAGCGGCAACAGAGGCACTTACAGGGGCACTTCCTGGTATGTTGGATAGCGCAGTTCCTTCGGCTATGCCTGAGGCGACAAGTCTGCCTGTTCCCGTTAAACTACCAGGACAATGAAACCCCTACACTGGTTTGCAGGTGGGCTCGGTGTCATTCTTGGTATTGGGCATATCGGCATGATTGGAATGATTGCTAGTCGCAATACATTTCCAACTATCAATCCACCTGTAGGTGAATATTCATCTTACACCGCAAAGGTTGGTCGCGATGGATATGAGATCGATTACAAAGGTAACGATCCTAAAACCATGGAGGTTGAAAAGTTCGTCGATAAGAAGAATGGATTCTTCGGTATCGGTGGTAAATCTGTTGTGACCTTCAAAGAAGAATATACTATGGATGGTCAACGCCATCTAGGAGGGAACGGCGAGGGAAAGTTAAACGCTGCCAACGTCGCATGTATCAAAGCGGCGGGAGGTGGCGAACAGACTGGTCGTGTCGTCGGCGCTAGTATGGGTGCAGCAGCCGCTCCTGCTGTTATGGGTGTGCCGTTTGTAGGACCCGTTCTGGGCGGTCTGGTTGCTATCTTCGCATCTGATAAGGGTGCTGAGGTTGGTGGTGAAATTGCTACTGAACTAAGTGAGGACTGCGAGGATGGAGATACCAAAGATTAATATACCCCGTAGGGATATCGGTATTCAACCGATCCCTAGGGTATACACACCTGAGTGGTTGAAGGAAGCACCCAATGTTATTCCTCCAACACCACCAGTGACTAGTCAACTTGGTGTGCCTATCATCAATATGCCTGGTTGTGTTCAGGCACATGAACAGAATAGTGGTAAAGAAAAAAGTGGTATCCTCTCTGCAGATGATCCTAAAGGTGTAAAGACCTTTTGTGATTCTGGTATGCCAGCATTTAATCCTATTGATTACGATAAGAATAAAATAAAATGGCAGCAAGAGAAAGTAGAACCTCCGAAACTTAAACCTCCAGAGAAACCAGAGACTAAAACACCAGAGGTTCCAAAAAAATTACCAGAGAAACCAAAGTGTCCTACCGAAGTGCAGAAACTAGAGGCACCTGTGGGTACACTGACTGATGCTGGTAAGAAAAAGATTGTAGAGTATAGACTGGTTGAAAAGCAGTGTGTTGCAATCAAAGAAGATCTACAGATAGTTGATCAAGTTATTAAAGCAGTTCCATCAGTAGGACAGGTTACAACTACAGCAGGTATTACTATCATTGCAACTGCTGCAGCAACTGCAACACCATTCTTATTGAAAGCTGTTAAACCAATCGTAAAACAGATAATTAAAAAGATTAAGAAGGCACTAGGAAAAGAACCTCCTAAGTTATCTCAGAGTGAAGTTCGTGCCAATAAGTATAGAGAAAAGAAAGGGTTGCCTGAACTCAAGCAACCCAAGAAGAAAAAGTAATCAAGGAATCTTGTGAGTATGTGGAACCATAAAGTTCACACCTTGGACTTGTACATCCTCACAGATCTTTGCATACTTTGTACCAGGAGTAAAGCGAATTCCAGACTTTAATAATTCACCACAATTCTTTAGTCTCGCGATCTCAAAATCCAATCTCTTATTAGCTTGTTGTTGTTGCATCAGTGCAATGTTTGCTGCTGCTGCTTGCTTACATTGATCTTGTAACTTCTTATCTAATGGACGAGACCATGTAGCAGAGAAACCTACTGATAGACTGGTGTTATTTTTCTGTCCAGTTCTTGTAGGAACATAGTATAAAATATCTCCTGGATTATTTAAATTTCCATCGTCATCGGTAGTCATATCATAGACAGGACTATCATAATATGCTTCGTATGGATGTTGTTGACTAAATGCACCTGTTACATAGGGTGTGAAGTTAACAGTGGGACCTTGACACTGGATCCCCGCCCCATAAGTATTGGTGATATATGGACCCTGTAAAACCTGGATCGCCTGATTGGTCACTGAGCCTGAGCTATTAGCTACGGGCGCTGCTGTTGCACTTACACCCCCTACAGTCTCCGCCAGTGTGGCAGGGGCAATCGCAAGGTTGGTTAGACATAGAATTACTGTTGGAATATACTTGTGGTGTCGGTTACGCTTGTAACCTCGGTCACTCTGTTTATAATCGTGTGGTTTTGCAAACCAGGACCCGAGTAGGTTTCTGTAAACTGGAACGCTGCTCCTGGTGTTGTTTGTACAAAGGATGGTTTGCTTGTTACGCCTGTCCATGATGATGTCACGCCATTTATAGTTACATTGTTGCTGCCAGTGCCAGGCGAAAGATTACCTGACGCTGATACTCCTGAACCAGTTGCAGAGTATTGATACCCTGTGCTATAGTCCATCGAGTTGATTGTCTCAGTTATTTTTGATGTTGTTTCCGTGTGGCTCGTCATTGAGCCCTGTGTGAAGTTTGGGACAACGGGCACTGCCTGGGCGGTGGCACCTGTAAATAGGATTGCCACCGCACTCGTCGCAATACTCCAGTAAGTCCACCCAGAAGTCGTCATTATGAACGTCCTCAATCAATTACGGTGATCTCGCTCACGAATTGTCCTGTCGCACTTGTACCAGCTCCACCTGCGGTTACAGTTAGAGCACCTCCTGTGGTTACTGTACCTGCTAGAGTATCTTTTGTACCTGCAGTGTAAGAAGTAAGTGAGGAGAAGTTTGGATTAGCACCTACTGTTGCAGCACTAGTTGGAACAGCATCACCCTGAGTAAAAGATTGACTAAAGGAGAAAGCGTTACCATCTGTAGCTTGTGTTGCCGA